CACTGCTGCTGTGAGAGTACCATTCCGTTATTGGAACTCTCAGGGTGTACATAGTCCCAATTAGGAACTATGCGACGCCTCGTGCGATACAATTTTAGGTCATGCCTGACCATGATTGTAAAGCTAACCAACTCACCAAACAAAAAAGAGCAATACAACCCAGCAGGGTTGAAATCAATCTTCTTTGTCCAACCAACGGGAGTACGGATACTTCCTTCACCAATCTTAATACTTAAAGGACGTCTACCCCATGCCTTGTAAGCATAGGATAAGTTCTTATCGTAAGAAGGCTTGATGAAGAACGAATGAACACGAATACCAGCATCTAATGATTCGGACAGAGGAACGAAGTTACGAAACTTCGGAACCAATGAACGAATTAAAAGATGAATAGCATTCCTCAAAGGAATGCCGGTATAAGCAGTCCATTCGTTTAGTTGGTTGATGGTGACCAAGATGTCAAATGGTGAATCCAGCTTTTTCACAAAAACTGGACGGACCGGTTGGCCAAAAAACCAATCGGCACCACATGACTCTCGGAACGGTCCTTCAGAAAAGGACTTTGAAGGGTTGGGAGTAAAGTTGAGCGCGTTGAGTAGACGAATAGTAGTACGATAGCAAAAACTATCGCATACTAAATCGTCGCCAAAACACGTCCAAATAAACTTCCTACCGTGCTGCCTCTCGTAAACACTTGAGACAGCCTTCAAAAGTGCAGAAAATATGATAGTCTGCAACGGGAAGGTAAAACCATTTCCCATAGTAGATATCATGAACAAGGGAACTTCAACTCTGTCTCTAACCAATGTACGAGAACGCAAAACCAAAAGTAGTTCAAAGAACCACTTAGGGAAGAGCATCTCGCACAAACGGAGAGAGATAGAGTCAGAAGCGGAACTAAGGTCAATAGTCGAAAGACTACCGTCCTTAGAACCAATCCTTGCGAGGGCACGATTAATATTAGGTTGAGTCCGAAGATCAATTCCAAAGAATGATCGCAGACGTGACTCTAATATTTGTGCTAAACCAAGCTGAAAGTAAATATTCAGCGAAGGTTCAATACAAATCATGCGACTCGTTGCACTCGTTTTTGGTACGAAGCAACACCGGCTACCGTTGACTATGTTAATGTCTCCAAACCTTTCACGGCGGACAGCTTCCGCCTGAAATGTAGGGATCCATTCAGCATAGCGCCTATACTCATCGTATAGGAACGGAGATGTAGTGGTAAGCTGCGATGACATATATTTCGTATAGTACGAGGTATATAGGCCACCAACAGCAACACCTGGACCAGGACGACCACTCCGAAGTAAATCGAAGTAGGACCCGATCAGGCATTCACCCTCCGGATGGAGAAAGTCGTCTAGGATGACCCTCATTTCATTGAGGATAATACTATCAAACTCATCCAACGAAGGAAGGAACCACTCTCTACACCTGTTATTTGCAGATGTAAAGGTATCCCAAGCAGCTTGATCAGCATTGCGAGTGTCCTTCGGTATATACTTACGTATAAGCGAATGGCACAAGTAAGTTGAAGCAAACTGTTTATAGGATATGTTATTTTTAATGAGGCGACAACCACCGAG